CGTAAAGAGACTATAAAGGTATATATATATATATAATTATATAACTTCTTATTTATTAAAGGTTTATATAGGAATAGACGGGAGTACAAATGGGAGTATTTTCAGCCCAAAATTTTACTTGTCAGACCCAGTCTATTTTCCGATAACTTCCTATTAAATAAGGAGTTATTTAAAAAGAAACGGGACGTATATTTTAGTACGATCGTACTAATTTCAGAAAAAGTCAGCGAAAAACACATGAAAATATGTGGTTTTTCAACAAAAAATCACATAAAATAGCTTAATTTTGGCGTTATTTCGCTGAATTTTGTGGTTATTTTAATTCGCCTAGCTATAACGTATAATACGAGTTATAGTTAATAATAACGCCTTGAATAAGCTAACTGGCGCGTCATTTACTGGATTTCAAAATGGCAATTGTAGCAAACAATACAACATTTCCAACTAAGTTTGCAGTGATGGTTGCCACATCATGCGGATTGTTCATCCCTGACCACGGAGCAACTGGAAGGGAGGAAGAATGGTTTGATCTGCGAGACAGATTGGCTGAATTTCAAAAGATGGCAATGTCTTGTGATTTTGATACTTGCCTGATTGCTTATTATGGTCATGAGCTTTCAGAATATCAAGTTGAGAAATTGCAATTCATTTTTGAGAAAACCAAGACATGGTTGTTTGGAGAAGTAGCAGAACACCTATTTACATCCATCAAGAAAACAACAGGAAAAGAAGCCAAAGAATTGACTGAATTGTTCTTGGATAATTTTGTTAAAAACAAATCAGATAAGAAAACTCAGAAATCACTGTTGGTGAGATTTGCCAACGTGGATCCCAACGACATTACATTAGAAGAAGAAAAAACAGAAGAGGACACCAACGATGAGTAAGAGAATATATGGGATGTTTGGTTTTGAAAATGGCTCAATAATCATAAATCATGTTTCAGAAAAGCCACAAGAGTCTATTGATAAAATCAGAAAAGCATTCAATAGTTATCTTGCAATGCAACCAAAAGGCAGCCAACCAAGAGATATGGAGCATAGAATAAAAATGTTCCATGATTATGTTGGTGATCGCTTTTGCAGTATTACAATTCAGAAAGAGACAATTCGCAATGGCCAAAATTAACGCCAGAGCTAAGGGCGCATCAGGTGAAAGAGAATTCTGCGACTGGTTGGAATCTGCTTTCTCTCTGAGCAAAAAACCCACACGGAATCTTGATCAAGTCAGAGATAGTGGCGCTGATGTTATTTGTAATCCATTTGCGTTTGAAGTCAAGCGTTGTGAAAAACTAGAATTGTTGAGCTGGTGGGGCCAAGTAAATCGCGCTGTAAATAACATTGAAGGAAAGGCTTTTGGATTGGAGCCAGTTGTTGTATTTAGACAGAATGGATTGCGTTGGCAGTTTATGATTTCTTCCAAGCACCTTGCAATGCCAGAAGAGAATGGATGGATTATTTTGTCTGAAGTAATGTTCAAGAAATGGGCTATGAAATTTGTCCTCAATAAAGAATTGATGGCGCGTCAAGTTTTGCTGAATCATGAACCAGTAATTGGATTATTGAAATGAAGAAAGTCACCAAAATCGAAACGTATGATGGTTTGATTCACGATACTGTAAAGGATGCCAAAAAGCATCTTGATAAAGTATATGGAGACAAATTGTTGAATATTGGACGTTCGTTGGCATATCAGAATTACACTTTTGTTACTGATTATTTGGATAAGCATCTTGATGTATTGGTTGAGCTTAAACAAATACGTGATGACTTGAATTTGGATGCAGATGATGACGAATCTGACAGTGATTGATTTCAAGAAAAAAGAAGTTCCAGAATATGATGTAATGTATCAAGAAATAAAATCGCTGATTATTGAAAAATATGGTGATTTCTCAGTTGTGGAAATAATCGGTATTCTTGAATGCATGGCGATGGAATTTAAACACAAGGCGATGATAATTCCAGATGAGCAACCTGATTGATAATGAATATGATGATGAAGAGGAAGATCGCACTATTAATCTCACAGTGCCTCAGACTCAGTTCATTCAATCAAAAGACAAATTCCCGCTATTTTTAGCGGGATTTGGCTCTGGCAAATCATCATGTATGGCAGTGAGCATAATAAATGATTTGTCTTTTCCAGGTGCGAACGTAGCAGCATACGCACCAACATTTGATTTGTTATCGTTGATCATGATTCCATATTTGGAAGAATTGTTAACAAATAATGAAATACCTTACAAACTTAACAAGAACGCAAAGATTATATCTGTTGAAAATCATGGTGATATTATTTTGCGTTCAATGGATAATCCTGGGCGCATTGTTGGCTACCAAGCTTTCAGATCGCACATCGATGAATTGGACACAATTGCAACACACAAAGCAAAAGATGTATGGAACAAGGTAATTGCTCGTAATCGCCAAAAAGTTTACATGCGTGACGCAAATGGCAAAAGAATTCTCATTGGAACAAAAAATGGGATGCCATTGTACAAAACGTATTTGAACAGAGTGAGCGCATACACCACTCCTGAAGGATTCAAATTCTGCTATGATCGTTGGCAGAAAAAGCCAGAAAAAGGCTATCGAATTTACAGAGCCTCAACATACTCGAATGCACATAACCTTCCACCTGATTACATTGATACTTTGAAAACAAGTTATCCACCAGAGTTGATTGATGCCTATATAATGGGTGAATTTGTTAACCTTGTTGGTGGACGTTGTTATCCAAAATTCGACAGAAGGTTAAATCATACAGATGAAGTGGTTCGTCCTGGTGATGTGCTATATGTTGGCATGGATTTTAACGTTATGCGCGGGTCTGCTATTATTCATGTTTTGCGTGACGGCTTTCCTTGCGCTGTTGATGAGATTCACAACGCATTTGATACTGACGAACAAATAGCTGTATTGCAACAAAGATACTCAGGACACCGAATTGAGATTTATCCTGACGCAGCTGGCAGACATAGAACATCAGCCAACACGGTCGAAACAGATATTGTTAAATTACACGCTGCTGGTTTCATAGTGAAAGAGAGTTATTCAAACCCACCAATCAAAGATCGTGTGTTTTCTCTTTCTGCTATGATTTGTAACGCCAAAGGTGAGCGGCGTTATAAAGTGAACACGAAAAAGTGTCCTGAATACACTCTGTGTTTAGAGCAACAAATTTGGGGTGAAAATGGTCTCCCAGATAAATCTCAAGGATTGGACCATAAGCCAGATGCAGCTGGCTACTATGTTTATGAAAAATTCCCCATCCAACGTGAGAGCGTTGGCACAAGAGTAATCAAAGGAAATTACTAATATGGCTACTGAATATTCACCTTCTGAAAAATGCGAAGAATACCAGAAAACAGTTTTCCAAACAAAGCAAATGCGGGATTCTGTTGCTGGATCAAACTCAATAAAAAATGAAGGTGAATTATACCTTCCAATGCCAAGTGGATGGAATGAAATAAAAGAGCGTGGAACTATTCCTAATGAGGTGATCAAAAACGCTCCTCATTATCTGCCGTGGAATCACTCAAATCCTGCATATAGAGCATACATTCAACGTGCAAGATTTCCTGATATAACTGCCAATGCTTTGAGAATGTGCGTTGGTATCGCAACTCTTAAAGAGCCAGAATTGAATCTGCCATCAACTATTGATTATATGGAAAAGATAGCTACAAACGCTTTTGATTCCATTCATGAGCTTTTTGTATTTGTGCTATCTGAAATTCTCACTGTTGGCAAAACTGCTTTGGTTGTTGACTTTGACGTTGATCGCCAACAGTTTTATATCGCCACATATACAAGAGAGAATTTCGTCAATTATAAAGAAGGTTTTGACGGAACTCGCAAGATTGTATATTCAGCTTCATTTGAAGAATCTGAAGAAGAGGTTTTGGAATACACCTATAATGAAGATGGAAAAATAGTAAGCAGAAAATATGTTGAAGGTGATTTGACCGAAGAAATTGAACTGCAATTCAGAGGTGTGAATTACAAATCAATTCCAGTATTCTACGCGGGAGCTTTTGATAATTCACCAAAGCAGAATACTCCTCCATTGTTGGGTATTTCCGATATTGCCATTTCAATTTACCAAATTGATGCTGACTTGCGTCAAGCTCAGTTCATGACCTGTAATCCGACTCTCTTTGTATTTGGTGTTGATGGAGATCAAACTCCAACAGTTATTGGTTCTCAGGTGATAGTTGGAATTCGCAATCCCAACGGACGCGCGGAATATCCAAAAACCGACACCAGTGCATTGGAGCATATTCGCAACAGCAAAAAGGATATGATGGATGAGGCTTCAGGTTATGGTGCTGCTTTGATTTCTTCACCATCAAAAGAGGCTGCTGAAGCACTTTCAATTCGCCAAGCTAATCGTGGAGCTTCATTGGTTAATGCTGCGTCTATGGCTGGAAAAGCGATTAATGATGCTTTGGCATTTATTGCTGATATGATGGGCATTCAGCAAGAAGAAGCATATTTTGACCCCAATGTAGAATTCGCAGAAATGGTCATGACTTCTCAGGATTTGACTGCTCTGGTCAATGCTTGGATGAATGGTGCAATTTCTCACGATATTCTTTTGGACAATTTGCGCGATGCTGGATGGATTGACGCAGATGGTGAAACAAATGAGCAGATAAAGGACAAGGTTGAAAAGGAAAAGCCAAACATTGACGAGAATCTTGGTGATCAGAATCTTGATAAGGTGGAATAATGTCTGCTCAAGAAAAAAAGTTCATAAAAGAATATCTCAAGAGAATGGTTGCTCTCAATCGAACGATTGAGGGCATCACTTCAAAAACCTATAATGAGTTGAATAAGCTGCACAAGGAAATCATAAAGGAGATTGAAAGAGAATTTGGTTCAGTTAATTCAAAGACATTGAAAGAACTCACCAAACTTCTACAAAATCAAATTCATGAATATCACATAGAAGAATTGCGGCCTAGTGTAAACGAGTCGTTTAATTCTATAATAACGAAAGAGCTTGTTTGGACTTCTGGGAACCTTGAAATATTCACAGGCACTTCTGCGAATATTTTAAACTCAGCAGTTGTTGCAAACAGAGCGCTGAAAAAGACGTATCAAGGACATACTTTTGATTTTTGGTTTAATGCAGCTGACAAAACTTCAACGACAAAATTGCAAAACATTTTGCGTCAATCTTATGTTAGTGGTGCTACAACCCAAGAAGCAATACAGCAAGTGGAAGCGGTGTTAAATAGAAGTGGGAATGATATCAAAACTCTCACACGGTCTTATTTACATCACGCTAGTGTTCAAGCAAGGGAAGAAACATATGCTGCGAATGACGACGTTATTGATGGCTTCTATTGGGTTTCTACATTGGATCATCGCACGACTGCAAACATTTGTGGGATACGTGATGGTAAGTTTTATAATTCCGATCACGAGCCAATTGGGCATTCTTTACCTTGGGGCGCTGGCCCTGGACGAATCCATTTCAACTGCCGATCATCGTCGTTGGCGAAAGTGAAAGGAATGCCAGATGTAAGAGATTACATCAGTAGGGCAGCTGTTGAAAGTGGTGAAAATTACGAGCGTGGTGACAACATAAATAGAAATGGCAAAGTAAGGAAGCCAAATAAGAAAGATAGAGAAAATGGAATTTTTGATGTAAATCAAGTTGATGGTAAAACCACTTTTGAAACATATTTAAAGGCACAAAAACTGGATTTTATAGCTGATGTTCTTGGCAATAAGAAACTGGCCGAAGATTTCAAAAGTGGCAAAATTGATTTGATGCAAATTGCGTTAAAAGGTAATGCTGCTGAACTTAACACTCTATAGGTGAAATATGAAATTTAGAAATCAATTCTTGAAATACAAGCTGAACATGAATAGTGATGGTAATGGTGGTGGCGGTGGCGCTACTGTTACTGTTGAAGATTTGCAGAAACAGCTTTCTGCCGTTAATGATTCTCTCGCCAAAATCGAAGCGAAAAAGACTGAGCTTCTGAATGAAAACAAAACTCTCAAAGAGAGCATGAAGACTTGGGAAGGTCTTGACCCCAACCAAGTTCGCTCATTGATTGAGAAGGTCAATGGTGATGAAGAACTGAAATTGATCACCGAAGGCAAATATGAAGACGTCATCAAGAAGCGCACAGAGAAAGTTGAAGCTGGCTTCAAAGCGCAGCTCAACACGGCGCAGGGTGAGTTGGAAAAATACAAAAATGAATACGAAAAAGCAAATTCCACCATAAAGAAATTGCTCGTTGACACCGCTGTAACGACTGAATTTGTCAAATTGAAAGGTGTTGAATCTGCTGTTCCTGATGTGGTTTTCCGTGCTCAGCAAGTATGGCACATCGAAAACGGTGAACCAGTGCCAAGAGACCGTGAAGGCCAGATTATGCAAGGCAAAAACGGCGTTATGACCATGCCAGAGTGGATTGAATCACTGCGCCAAACTGCTCCTCATTTGTTCCCTGAGTCAACAAATGCTGGTGCAACTGGGAATAATGGTCAAAATGCCAGTGGAATTGATGCAAAAATCAGTGCTGCTCGCAAAGCTGGCAACCTGAATGAAGTAAGACGCCTGAAAGAGATTAAAAACAAAGGTCAAAATAAATAACGGCGCTATTAGGCTTTACTTTATAGGGTAGGCGGCCCTATACTTACCTTATCCCCTATCGGTAAAGGGATAGTCTCTGGATAGTTGAGACTGCGTTGATATATATCCAGATTATGACGAAAGTCAGATATTAAATAACCCAAGATTGATGAGACTGCGTTGATTTAATTAGTTGGGTATTTAAAAGGCTATTTACAATACCACCTCAAGGCTGCGCTGCGATGGTTTGGGTTTGAACCTAAAAAATTCAACCAAATTCTTACAGCGCAGTTTCTTTTTAACTCCTGTAAGTTTTTTGGAAAATTCAAGAGACTTATTGGAGTTTTCAAAATGGCAAATTACTGGCAAAATGTTGATGAGATCGCTCCAGAAGCACTCATGCACATGGAGGATGCTCTCATCCTCACCAACCTCACCGCTCGCGACAAGAGCGCTGATTTCAACAAAACTGCAAATGGTTACGCTGTTGGTGATACTGTAAGTATCAAAACGCGTCCTGACTATGAAGCAAAAGAATTCACCAGCACGATTACCACTCAGGAAATTCGTGAATCCAAGCGCTCGATGCAAATCGAAAAGCACTATGATATTTCTGTGGCTCTGACCGCCAAAGAAAAAGCGCTGAATTTCGATGACTTCGTTGAGCAAGTTGTTCGCCCAGCTTCTTATCGTCTGGCTGAAAAAGTTGACCTGTACGTTGGTACCAAGTTGACTGCTGCCGCTGGTCTGTATGCTGCCAATGACCTGTTTGTTGACGCTGCTGATATGGCACTGGCTCGTAAAGCTGCAAACTTCAACCAACTATCTCCCACGGGTCGTTTCTGCGTAGTCAACGACACTCTGGAAGCGAAACTGTTGGGTAAAGATTACTTCAACAAATACCAAAACCGCTCTGATGAAGGTGTTCGCACTTTCCGTGAAGCGCTTCTGGGTCGCGCAATGGGTATGAATTTCTACCCAACGATGCAATTCCCAACCTGGAGTTTGGCCGCTGCTGGTACTGGTGTTGCACAGACCAACAATGGCACGAACGGTACGCAGTATAACCGCATTGGAATGAGCACGCTGACTGTTGATTCGCACAACGCGTCAGTTAACACTTTCCCTGCTGGTACGCGCATTATTGTCGCTGGTTGCCGTCGTCCGTTGATCGTTGCGACTCTGACCAACGCCAACCCAACCACTGAAATTCCGCTGGTTGACCCCATCACTGAAATCATTCCTGATAACGCCGCTGTTACGGTTGTTGGCTCTGGCCTTACCAACCTGGCTGCTCAAGGTGTTATTATGGACGATCAATCTTTGGCTGTTGCAATGCCAATGCTTGATCTGCCTTCTGATAAGTTGGCATATGGTATCAACAACAATGGTTTCTCTATCCGCGTTGTAATCGGATATGATATGAACACCAAGACTGATACCATGTCGCTTGACCTTCTCGTTGGTGCAGCTGCGTGGGATCCACGCCGTATTACTCTGCTTGCAGAGTATTGATTTCAGGTTCGCCTGAGTGTCTTGGGTGGTAGCAATACCACCCTTTTTTCCACTTATTTTCAAGGATAACAAAATGTTTGTAATGTATCGTGAAGATGGAAAGGCTTGCAACGTTGCCAAAGATCAAGTTGAAATCATGAAAAATGCTGGTTACACTTTTGAAAAGCCTGCGCCAAAGCAAGAGCCAAAAGTTGACGAGAAAAAAGTTCAAGTTAAATAATGTCGCGTAACAGGAAACATCTTACCACTGTGCGCGACTTTTTGCACTGGATTGAAAATCCAGATGGAGATAAAGATGGAAACATCATTACTTATGCAAAACCGCGCAAAGATGATATTCCCATTTATAGCGATGGTGATAAGCGCTCAAAGCGCAACCGCAGAGATAGTATCAAGCCACAATGAGCAGCATGTTGCACAGCAAGCTGCTCAAAACTTTCTTCTGGATAAAGACTGCGCAAGAACGCAAATTTCCAGAACTGAAAGATTCAGAATTGATGCCCAACAAGACTCTGTAAAGATTCTTGGTCAAGAATTTATTGTAGCTTGCATTGAGAAAAAGCAGGCTATAGACCCAGCTAAAATTTTCCAACTGAATTGGAATCTTCCATCTTCAAGAGAAGATGGAAAAGTGCTTTCCCAGAGTGAAATTCGTGGCTTCCAAGTAATCATAAATGGATCAATAGCTGCGATGGTATCTGGCACTTCATTCACCACGGACAAAATAATTCCTCCAGCTGAATTTGCAGTTCGCACTGTGGATGTAGATGGATTAATTTCTGCTGATTCCAATGTTGTTAAGGTGAATTGATAATGATGATTGTTAATTCAAAAATTGGAAAAAAGAAAAGGGAGAGAAAAACTTTTGTTTCTCTTCCTGCTCAGCGTTATTTCATTGGTGATTCGCAAATAACTGGACATGGTGTTGGATCGCTGACTGTAAATAATTGGACTGCTTTTAATACCATGTATATGACTCTTGGATTGGGAGTAACTCCTACCAATTCGGATTATGGGCAAGGTGGAAGAGGACTAGCAGGACACAGAACTGCTCACGAAGGAGTTTGGGGAGCAAGTGGAGCAACAAGAACGACTCCTGAATGGGTTCACTGGGTTGAAACTGGTGGACAGGATGAAGCTGGCCAAACTAGCGCAACAGAATTTGGCACAACTCTTGAAAGTTACATGCGTTGGATTGCTTCCAGATCATCCAATGTAATTATTTCAACAGAAACTCAATTCAGCTTTGGAAGAGAAGCTGAGTTTCAAAGAAACTGGTGGCCATATCTTGATAAATTAAGAGAAGTTCAAGGTATATTGGCAGACGATGGAATTGAATTGAGAATTGTTGAAAATAATGCTTACATTTTGGCTTTGCAAAATAGATTGGGTCCAGAAAATGTATGGTATCCATCTTCTGATGTTGGACATGCGTACCATTTTAAAGACGTTGGCAACGTTATGACTGGTATGGGTATGTTGCATGAATTTGGACATAATGTTGAAGCTGTGAATTTTGATTCTATTATTGCTCAAGGTTATGTTACAGCAGCGCAAATAGATGCTTGTTTTCTAGCACTGGATGAAGTGTAATGACTGTATCAATATTACAACCAAGAAGAATTCTAGCGCATGGTTCTGCTACGCAAAATAACGTTAACCACAACTTGGCGTCAACTCCAGCTGCTGGTTCAAAAATATTTCTTGGTGGCTTCATAGATAAAGCAACAACTGCAACTCCACCAACTGGATTTACTCCTTTAATAACCAGAAATAACACTTCCATTTCCTATTTTCTCGCTTGGAAAGTAGCAGATGGTACAGAATTGGCATTAAATGTAACATTTGGTGATTCAACAAACAATACTTGTAAAACTTTCAGCTATGTATTTTCAGCTGATGCTGATATTGATGTATATAGTTATGCACCAAACCCATATGTTAATACTGCTGTAAGAAGTATAACAGCAGCAACTACTGGTGCTTTGGGTGCAAATCCATACATGGCTATTGCTATGGTTGGAGCAGACTCTGTTGGTGGAATAAATGGTGGAACAAACCATAGAGTTGATAATGATTATACAATAGCAGAATCAAATTTCACAGATTCTAGTCCAGGTGGTATTCCAGCAATTGCGATTGCAGAAAAATTCTCTTTGTTTGATACTGCTGGTGAATTTGTTACATATCAATATGATGGTAGCACAACAGACCAAATGGGAATTATGTTGGCTGTAATCAGGGATACAAACCCAGCAGCGCCTCCATCTGGTCAAGGAAAACGTTTGGCCCTTCTTAGAAACAGCAGGTTAGCAGCATGAACTATAATGGTGATATTGCATTAGGTGATACAATTGATATTAAATTCACTATGGTGAATAGTTCTGGTGTTCCTGCTACTCTTGGTGGGACTCCAGTGATTTCAGCATATGTGGGAAACAGCACAACGCAAATTACCGCTGGAATTACTCTCACCACGGATTTTGATGGTGTAACTGGATTAAATAACGTTCGAGTTGTTGCATCTTCTGGGAATGGTTTCGCTGCTGGAAGTGATATTCAGCTAGTGATTACCACTGGAACTGTTGGATCAGACAGCGTAGTTGGATATGTTGTTGGATCGTTTTCAATTGAGAAAAGAAGTGGATTGAGACCAACAGTAGCTGGTCGCACACTTGATGTTGCATCTACTGGTGAAGCAGGAATTGATCTTGCAAATATCAATATTCCAGTTGGTCCTTTGGCCTTGTTTGGAATTTTTGATAATGGAACTGCACAAAGTGTAACAGCGACAACTTTGGTTGTTCGCTCTGCAAATCCAGATGGATCAATAAAAGCTGGAATGACCTTGTTTGCTTATGGTTCTACGCAAGGTTATTGGCAATCTGTTGTTATTGATTCTGTTAGTGTTGATACTCTTACAATAGCAGCTTGGCCAATTGCAACTCCATCTGGAACGATTAGTTATTTTGTAATTGGAACTCCACAGGCTTCTTCTAGTATTCCAGTTCCTGCAAATGTTAAGCAAATAAATGATACAGCAGTTATTGGAAATGGAACTTCTGGTAACAAGTGGAGAGCGTAATTTATGTTTGATAATTCTGCTTTCGATGACGTAAATTCGTTTTCAACGGATGCATTTTTGTTTGCAGAATTATTGGCGACTGTACAATCTGATACAATATTGTTGTGGAATGAAACTAGCAATGTAATAAATTCAAAATCAATTGTTTGGGATTCTTTTAGCAACGCTGTAAATGATGGTGTAATGCTTTGGAATATTATAAACAGCGTAACAAATGATTATGATTTTATTTGGGATTTATTTTCTACAATATTAACAGCCACAAAAGATTATTCTCTTGTATGGAATTTACAGCAGAATATTATCAAAGATGTAACAAAAATATGGAATATTTTAACAAATGTTACATCAGATAATACGCTAGCTTGGAGTCTTTTGACTTCTGTTGAGGCTCAAAGATCATTTTTGTGGAATACAATACAGTCTATTAATTCAGATTCTGGAATAAGTTGGAATATGGAATCTGTTGTTAATAACAATATTATTCTCAGATGGAATATTCAAAGTTTGAATTCATTCGCAGACATTCCAACTGGAACTGTGACTTTTGTAATTCAGGATGAAAAAATAACATTTAATTGATTTGGAGAATATCATGGCTATTATTGCTTCTGAAATTGTAATGTGCCTTTCAGGTGGTGGTGCAAATAGCAACCCAAACTCTTCTTTGGGTGGTGCAATTTCATCTACTGAGCTTGTTGATAATACGCTCAATAATTTGTTTGATAATGTTTCTGGTGCTGAATCTGAAGCTGGCGATGTTGAATATCGTTGTGTTTATATCCGCAATGATAATGGAAGTTTGACGATGCAGAACGCAGTTGCTTGGATTCAAACAAATACGCCAAGCGCTGGAAGTGCAATTGATATTGGACTTGGAACTTCTGCAATCAATGGCACTGAGCAAACTGTAGCAAACGAAAGTACGGCGCCAAGTGGTGTAACTTTTTCTGCTGCTGCGACTGAAGGCGCCGCTATTGCACTTGGAAATATTCCATTTGGACAACATCGCTCATTTTGGATTCGCAGAACGATTTCAGCAGGTGCTTCCGCGTACAATAATGATAGCGCGACTATTCGCGTTAAGTGTGAAACCGCTGCATAAAAAGGTGACTTATGATAAAGTCAGTTTACCTTGGTACTGATAATCCAACAAATGTTACATTTTACCGTGATGGAGTTGTAATAGACTTCTCTGGTGTTACTCGCTCTGTTGTTGAATTTCGTGAAACTGATGTAGTTGTTGATACTGATGTAGTTGGACAACAAGCGTTAATTTCGCTGGATTCAAACGGTGTTGGAGTATTTGACTTTGGTGGACTGGCTATTCTACCTGGTGTATACTCTGCACAATTCACGGTTTATGATGCGCTTCATGATGATGGCCAAATCATTGTTGGTTATGATGATGGTTTGAAATTCAAATTTGTACAACAGTATGAATTTGATCTTGTTGTGCAGGATGCGTCTGGATCACAAACTGAAGCAAATGCATATATTGACCTGGCGTTTTTCAAATCATATCACAATATGCGCGGTGGTGATTATAGCTCTTATGATGATTTTGAAATTAAAAGAGCTATTGTAAAAGCCACTGATTATGTTGATTTGAGATTTGATTTTGTTTCTAGTCCATTAACATCGACTCAGAATACATATTGGCCAAGAGTTGGCTATGACGTAATTCCTCGCGCATTGAGAGAGGCTGTAGCGGAATACGCACTCAGAGCGTTATCTGCGAATATTAATCCTGACCCTGAAAATCTCAGCGGTGGACGTTTGATCAAGAGTAAATCAGAAGGAATGAATCCATTTAGTGAGTCTGTTACTTATGATGAAAGCTCTGGTGTTTTTATGATGCCTAATTATCCTGCTGCTGATGAAAAAATAAAGAAAGCAGGCTTGATTAAAAGTACAACTGTAAGTTTTTTGATGCGTGGTTAATATGAAAAAAGACTACACCAAGCTGAAACAACTTGCTAAAAAGTTAATCGCAAAATATGGCATGGAAATTGTTTTTACTATGCCATCTTTAAAGCGTGGTGTTTATAATGCTGGAACATCTTTGAATGCAGGAATTGCAGATGTAGTTTGTTCTGGTGTAGGTGTTATTTCAGATTATACTATAAATGAAAAAAGAAACTCATCCATTCTTGAGACTGATAAAAAAATAATTTTTCAGAGCGATGACGTTCTAAAAAATGGAATGATTGCAATAATTAATAACGTTGAATATATAGTTGTTGATCCAAATCCACTTGCTCCTGATGGCAATGCAATTGTTTATTTTGCACAGGTGAGAGCATGAGTTTTTCCAATGATTTAAAAAAAATTAGCAAAGAGATTAAAAAAGATTTAGACTCTTTTTATAGGTCTATTGCTTTAAGTGCTGGAAATTCTTTAATAATGCTAAGCCCAGTTGACACAGGTAGATTTAGAGCAAATTGGAATTTTGAAATAGGCGCTGATAATAATTCAACTTCTACAAATATGGATAAAACTGGAACTTTGGCTCTTGGCA